GGATTCAAAAAATGCACGTTTCACATGCGTGAGGGGTGTAGTATGTAAAGGAGGCAAAAATGGAAGACAATGCAGAGAAAATTGCAAATGAACGACCAGCAAAAGAAGTTGCAGAGTATAATAGGCAAATAGCAACAGAAAAGAACAAATTAACTAGAATTTTTAAAGAATGTGATGATAATACAAAAAAGATAGCTAGTCCATTAATTGAAAATGCCTCTTATATGAAAGTTGAATTAGCAAACCTTAAAAAATATAACATAAAGAACGGTATAAAAGAGTTTTATATGAATGGCAAAGGGCAATTTGGATTTAAAGAGTCTGTAGAAAGTAAAACTTATAATACAATGATGAAAAACTATATGAGTGTAATAAAACAATTAAATGATATGCTCCCAAAAGGAAAAACTATCCCTAATGATGGTTTTGATGATTTTTAATGAACTATATTAAAGAATATTATAAATGGATTCAAGAAAACCCAAATAAAGTTTGCCAAAAAGTTACAAAAGTATATAAGAAACTTGTAGAAGATGTAGATAGGCCTAGACAAGTTTCTTTTTACAATAAAAATACTGAAGCAATCGAGACACATACATATATATTTGATGAAGAAAAGGGGAACAGGCCGATTAAGTTCATTGAAAAGTATTGTAAACATTCTAAAGGAAAATGGGCTGAAAAACCTGTAAAACTTGATTTGTTTCAAAAAGCTTTTATTCAAGCGTTATATGGATTTGTAGATAAAAATACTAGGCTTAGAAAATACAAAAAAGCTGCATTTTTTGTTGCAAGGAAAAATGGAAAATCAACTATGGATGCTGGACTAGGAAATTATATGTTAACAAAAGATGGAGAAGGTGGAGCAGAAGTATATTCATTAGCTACTAAAAAAGACCAAGCTAAAATAGTTTGGGAAGAAGCTAAAAAGATGATTAATAAATCGCCTGCGTTAAAGAAAAGATGTAGGTGTTTAGTAACTGGAATATATTATGACGATACGGAATCTGTTTTTAAAGCTCTGGCAAGTGATTCAAATTCACTTGATGGCCCCAATGGTTCATTTGTTATTGCTGATGAAGTTCATGCTTGGAAAGACCAGAATCTTTTGGATGTAATGGAAGATTCAATGTCAACAAGAGAGCAACCACTTTTATTAGAAACTTCTACTATGGGTAAAGTAAGAGAATCAGTTTTCGATAGTGAATATGAGTATTTTGAACAAGTAATTGATGGAACTATCGAAGATGAAACAGTATTAGCTGTTATATATGAATTAGATAGTCCAAATGAATGGCAAGATGAAGATGCATGGTATAAAGCTAATCCTGGATTAGGAATAATTAAAAATATAAACACATTACGAGATAAAGTAAATGCTGCAAAAAATAATCCAAGTAAATTAGTAAATTTATTATGCAAGGATTTTAATGTTCGTCAAAGTGAACAAGATAAATGGTTGACTTTTGATGTTATAAATAATGAAGACAGCTTTGAAATGAAATTAATATCTGATAGTTATGCGATAGGTGGTGTAGACTTGTCTTCAACAACAGACCTTACTTGTGCGACACTATTAGTAGTAAAAGGTGGAATAAAGTATGTACTACAGCAATATTTTATTGCTTCAGAACGATTAGAGTATAAAATTAAGGATGATAAAATTCCATATGATATATGGGAAAAACGAGGACTTGTTACGATATGCGAAGGAGCTAAAGTAGATTATTCAAAAGTTACAGAATGGTTTATAAAGATGAAAACCGATTACGAAATAGCTCCATTATGGATAGGTTATGATCCATGGAACTCAAATTATTGGGTTGATGAAATGAAATCTTATGGCTTTGAAATGGTTGAAGTTCGTCAGCGGTGCAAAGACTATGTCTAATCCTATGAAACAATTAGAAGCTGATTTAATAGAGAAAAAGACAAATTATAATAATAATCCGATTTTAAAATGGTGCTTATGCAATACATCTGTTAAAAGAGATGAAAACGATAATATAAGGCCAGTAAAACGGACAAAAACAAAGAGCAAGAATAGATGGCGCAGTGAGCTTAATAATAGCTTACTGCGTTTTGTTTGAAAAATTAACTGATTACTTAAATATGCAAGGAGAATAGGAATGAAGAAAAGAAGCTTGTTTGAAACAATTTTTGGAAAAAAGAAGCAAGATGATACAAATTTATTTGTATACAAACTATTGAATGGTTATGAGAGTTTGTTTACTACATGGGGAAAGCATACATACGACAGCAAGGTTGCACGCACAGCAATAGATCGTATAGCAACTCATGCAGCAAAATTGACTCCAAAGCATATCCAAGGGGATCAGCATATTCAAGGAGAAATAAACTACTTATTACAAAATAGACCAAATCCAATAATGAGTACATATGATTTTCTCTATAAGATAACGTCACAATTATATACTTACAATAATGCTTTCGTATTTATAGCGAAGAATAGTCAAGGATTTATAACAGGATTTTATCCGATTATTTCTTATGAAGAGAAATTGTTGCAAGATAAATCTGGACAAGTGTATTTAAGATTTAAGTTTATAAATGGAAAAACATATACGCTTTTATATACAGATTTAATTCACTTGAAAAAATTTTATAACGAGGATGACTTTTGGGGACATTCTAATCGAGTATTGGATACAGATATCGAAACGGCACATACTTCATCAGAACGGCATTAAGAACGCAATTAAGATGAGTAATGCTTTAAGGGGTGTTTTAAGCTTTACAAATGCAATGCTGAAGCCAGAAGATATCAAAAAAAATAGAGATATTTTTGTTAAAGATTTTTTGGGTTCAGATAATAAAGGAATAGGTGCTTTAGATACAAAAGCAACATTCCAAGAAATAAACATGAGACCTATTACTTTGGATAATGACCAATTAAAAAGAGTTAATCAAAATATTTATGATTATTTTGGAATATCTGAAGATATTATTCGCAATGATTATACACCTCAAAAATGGAATGCGTTTTTTGAGGGTGTAATAGAACCGTTATCAATACAATTAGGGGAAGCATTTACATCTGCGATATTTACTGATCAAGCCATAAAAGACGGCCATAAAATAGTATTTACAACTTATAGACTTCAATATGCTTCTATAGAAGAGAAGGTTAATTTGCTAAAGTTAATTTTGCCTTATGGCTTAGTCAAAAAAGATACGGCACTCGAATTATTGGATATGCCAAAAATTGGTGGAAAAGAAGGACAAAAAATACTACAAAGTTTAAATAATATTGATTCGCAGATTGCGAACAATTATCAAGGAGGAGAAGAAAATGAAGGAAATTAGAATGGTTGAAATGCGTGCTGATGAGAACATGATTGTCGAAGGTTACGCAGTAGTTTTTGATACAGTCACAGATTTAGGTTGGGTTAAAGAAGTAATAGATAGAAATGCTTTAGATAACGCAGATATGTCTGATATTGTTATGAAGTACAATCATGAGAACTCTGTACTTCCAATGGCTCGTACACGTGGAGGTTCTCTACAATTTAATGTAGATGATCATGGACTTAAGATAAGAGCAAGTTTGCCGGATACACAAACAAACAGAGATATTTTTACTTTAATAAAAGAAGGTGTATTAAGTAAAATGAGTTTTGCTTTCACGGTCGCAAGAGATGAGTACGATTACGATACAGATACACGTAGAATTTTAGAAATAGACAAATTATATGATGTGTCTGTAGTAGATGTGCCAGCTTATGAATCAACTGAAGTTTACGCAAGAAGTAAAGAAGATTATGAAAAAGAAAAAACAAAATATAGAAGTTTATTATTAGCCAAGAAAAAAGCATTGGCAATAATTAACTTATAAAAAAATGGGTTGGTGTAAATTAGCATAGACGTAGATTTTTGGTGGTTTTTTTCACTGCGTAAGGTGTTAGGTGCAATTCTTAACGCCCATTTTAACTTGAAAGAGGGACGGTGGTAGAACTGTCTCTTTTTGGTTGGTAGAAATCAATAGAGTTTGGGGTTCGTAAATATGCGGACGAAAATCTAAAAGGAGGATTTAAAAATGACTTTAGAAGAAAAAGAAGAAAAAATCAACAACGCTCAAAGCGAAGAAGAACTTAAAAAAGTTGTTGAAGAAATCAAAGCTGACGAAGAAGAAAAGCCAGCTGAAGAAGAAAAAAAAGAAGAAGAAATAACACCTGAAGAAGAAAGAAGCTTGATAAAAGATACAGATAATCTTGAAACAAGAAGCGTAAAAATTGAAGGCGTTATTGAAAGAAAAGGAGATTCAAAAATGGAAGAAAAAGTAGAATTAAGAAACTCAAAAGAGTACATCAATGCTTACGCTGAATACCTAAAAAGCGGAGACGAAAAAGAACTAAGAGCATTAGTTACAACTCAAGGTTATGCTACTGGAAATAGTGCAACAGTTGAAGTACCTGATATGGTTTACGACATTGTTAAGACTGCATGGGAAAAAGAAGACTTGATGAGATTAGTAAAAACTATCTCTGTTAGAGGAAATATGCAAGTACAATTCGAAGTATCAGCTGACGGTGCTACTGTACATCAAGAAGGAAATTCAGCAGTTAGTGAAGAATCATTGGTATTAGGTATCGTAACATTAACACCAAAGTCAATTAAGAAATGGATTTCTGTTTCAGACGAAGTTGTAGACTTAAGGGGAGAAGCTTTCTTAAGATACATCTATGATGAATTAACATATAGAATCGCTAAAAAATGTGCTGACGAATTAGTGTACTTAATATCTCAATTACCTCAAAGTCTAAGTACAAATGGCGAAGGTATATATGACACAGTATCAGCTAACAAAGTAACTGGCGCACCTGCTATTGGATTAGTAGCAGAAGCTATTGCTAACTTATCAGATGAAGCTAGAGATTATACTATTGTTATGAACAAATTAACTTATTTTAAATTCAAAGAAGCTCAATATAACGGTAACTTCTCTGTAGATCCATTCGAGGGTGCTAGAGTTGTATTCAACAACACATTACCTGCTTACGATACTGCAACTGCAGGAGCTGTATACGCTATTGTTGGTGACTTCAATCATGGTGCATTAGCTAACTATCCAGTAGGAGAAGGAATCGATATTAAATTTGACGATACTACATTAATGACTGCTGACTTAGTAAAAATTTTAGGTAGAAGATTTGTAGGAATCAATGCAGTAGCAGATAAAGCATTTACATTATTAGCAAAAACTGCTTCTGTTTAATAGGAGGATAAAATGGCAGATAATACGTTATTGAGTTTAGTAAAACAAAGTCTTTCAATTATTTCAACGGCGACTGCAAAAGACACAGAAATTCAAATGTGGATAGACGCAGGCGAAGAAGATATGAAAAGGCAAGGGATATTAGTTGATAATCTAACAAATAACTGCCTTGTACAAGGCGCTATTGTAATGTTTGTAAAAGGGCATTTTGGTTTTGTAGAAGAAAGAGAAAAAGAACTTGCATTAAGGACATATAAGTCAATAGTCGAAAATCTGTCATTGAGTCAAGAGTTTGTGGAGGTGGTAGAATGAGAGCAGTAACTTGCAGTCTTCTTTCTACTACCATAACACAGGATAGTATAGGCGTTGAAAAGGAAACTCAAACACAAATAGAATGTCCAATAATTAGAATCGAAGATATATACGCTAAAGAATTTTATCAAGCAAACGAAGTTGGTCATAAGCCTACTTTGAGAATAAGAATAAGTGCTTTGAATTATAGTGGCGAAGAGGAACTTATTTATAATGGTGTTACTTATACAGTAATACGTGTAGATGACGAGATTGACGAAGTTGTTTTGATTTGCGAAAGGAAAGTAAAGAATGTCAGTTAAGCCTGAAGATTTTGGAAAAGCAATTAGAGATTATCTTGAAAACTATGTTGAAGATATAGAAGAAGATGTCAAAGAGACTGCAGATTCGCAAATTCAAAAAGCAAAGCAAGAACTTGTTACCATAAGCCCTAGAGGTAAAGGAAACAGGTTAAATCCTTATTACAGAGGTTGGGCAGTAAGAACACCGAAAAAAGGAAAGCATAGATATTCAAGGGTAGTATGGAACAAAACTAATTATCAATTGACGCACCTTTTAGAGTTTGGACACGCTAAAAAAGACGGAACAGGTTGGGTACAGGCGCAACCTCATATTCGACCTACTGAAGAGAAGTATAGAGTACAATTTACCGAAAGTTTGATAAATAAAATTAGGAGGCAAAAATGATAATAACGATAAATGGAACTGAATATACACCTACGTTGGTGGAAGATATTTATGAATTAAGTTTATCTTTAGAATATGCAAAAATTTATCCTATAACGGTCTCATATTGGGACGAGTGGGAAGATTATTACGAAGAGACTATAGATATTGTAGTATTGCCTTACTATTTCGATTTAGAAGAACTAAAAAAGAGGTGTGTTGCTCAAGGGTTTAACTATGCTTATGGTGTATTCAAGACACCTCAAGAGCCACCATTCTTAGTAGCAAAGGGAAATGATTCTACTAACTTTATTGCCGATAATTTAGTGTATAAAAAGAAAACACCTATACAAATGGACTATATTTTTGTTGATAAAGACATGACAGATCAGGAAAAAATTGAAAACATAATCCTAGGAGACATACCTTGGGAAAAATCAAGTGAGGTTTACTTGTCAGACGAAAAGGTTTGGCAAGTAAGTTATTTTTTTGAATTAATAGGAGGATAAAAAATGGGAAAGATTAGATATGGTATAAGTAACGTTCACGTAGCAGTATTAACTGAAGCTAACGACGGATCTATCACTTATGGAACACCATTCGCAGTAAAAGGCGCAGTAAGTTTAAGTGTAGATCCTGAAGGTGGAGATTCAACACCATTCTACGCAGACAATATTGTGTGGTACAGAAGCCCAGAGACAAACTCAGGATATACTGGAACATTAGAGTTAGCAGTAACGCCTGAAAATTTCTTGAAGCAAATATTATCACAAGTAGCAGATTCAGGAGACGCAGGAATTTTATATGAATATGCAAATAACAAGCCAAAAAGATTTGCATTATTATTCCAAGCAGAAGGCGACACTTATAATACGAGATATTGCTTCTATGATTGCTTAGCAGGTAGACCTTCTCGTAGTAATGATACTAAAGAAGATACTATCACACCAGGAACAGAATCAATTGCTATAACAATGAGTCCAAGAAGTGCTGACTCTATTGTTAAGGCTCAAATTGACCAAGCAACAGGAGACGCTACTAACTACGCTAACTGGTTTAGTGCAGTAAAAGAGCCAACTGCTTCAGTTTAGGAGGAAATTATGAAAAAAATTACAATTGACGGAAAAGAGTATGAGATAAGTTGCAGTGCTTATTCCAAATTTTTATATAAGAAAATGTTTGGAAGCGGAATGATTCAAGATATTAATAAGTTAAATAAGCTAACGGAAGAAACTATAGATGACGGAATAGATGTACTATTTCAAGTAACCTATATATTGATTTTAATGGCAAATCCAAAATTTATGAGTTTTGAGGATTTCTTAAAAAGTATATCTGCAATTAATTTGTCAGACCCTTGGGTAAGTGAGGTAACCGAACTTGCGGTTGACTCATTTCTTGGATAATGAACTTATCGAAGAATTAAGAACAAAACCTAATCAGAATGGCGAAGTATTATTCGAGGAGCATGATTTTATAGCGAATTGCTTAAAAATTGGATTAACAATTCAAGATTTGAAAGAATTAGAATACAAAGATGTTGCTAAAATAATGCTTTGCTATGCTGATGATGGAAAAACAAGAAAAGCAACACAGTCAGACTGGGATAAATTGGCAGGGAGAAAATAAATGGCAAGTGTTAAGGGAATAATAGTTGAGATTGGCGGAGATACTTCAGGACTTCAAAAATCTTTAGAAAAAGTAAATAAGCAGACAAGTAGTTTAAGTAAGGAATTAAAAGGTATTAACTCTTTACTTAAATTAGACCCTAAGAATATAGAACTTCTATCTCAGAAACAAAAAGTTTTAGGAGAGGAAATTTCAAATGTATCTAAAAAATTAGAAATTTTAAAAGAGAGAGAAAAAGAAGTTACTGAATATAGCGGAGAACTCTCAGAAAAGCAACAGGCTCAATATAGAGCTTTACAGCGTGAAATAATTTCAACGGAAAACAAACTTAATAGTTTAAAACTAGAGGCTTCTAATTGGACAAAAGTAAGCCAAAAACTAGAATCTTTAGGAAATGCGTTTGATACTATAGGTCAAAAAGTAGAGAATATAGGTAAAAAACTAACATTAGTAAGCACCGCAACTGGCTCATTAATTACAGTTGGAATTAAATATAATGCTGAAATTGAAAAAGCTACTAATTCTATAGAAGCGTTTGTTGGCAGTAATGAAGAAGCACTAAAAATTGTTGAAGCAATCAGAAATCAGAGTAAAACATCTCCATTTAATTTAACAGACCTTATAAAAGCTAATCAAATGTTAATTACTGCAGATGTAAACGCCGAAAAGTCAATAGAGACTATATCAGCATTGGCTGACGCTATCGCTTTGACTGGCGGTGGCAATGAAGAGTTAACTCGTATGGCTTCTAACTTACAACAAATCCAAAACGCACGGAAAAGCAACGTCTATGGACATAAGACAATTTGCTTATGCAGGAATTGACGTATATGGAATTTTGGCGAAAACAACAGGAAAAACAACAGATGAATTAAAGAAAATGGATATATCTTTCGAAGATTTATCAAATGCTTTAATTGAAGCTTCAAAAGAAGGTGGCAAGTATTATAAAGGTCAGCAAAAAAGTGCGAAAACGTTAAATGGTCAAATTAACACATTGACAAAAGACTTTAAAGAGTTGTTAGGACAGTTAACAGAGAGTTTATTGCCAACAATCAAAAAAATAATAAGTAGAGTTTCAGAGGTTATACAAAAATTCAAATCGCTAGATCAAGGAACAAAAGATAGAATAGTGAAAATTGGATTAATTGTAACCGCATTAACGCCTTTACTTACACTAACAGGCAAATTAATAACTTCTATTGGAACAATTATAACTACCTTAAGTAAACTAACAAGCATTATTTCTAAAGTTACAGTAACGGCAGGAGGTTTAACAACGGCATTCAGTTTAGGTGCTATTGGCGTTACTGCATTGACAGGGCTAACGATAGCTTTAAGCGAAAAAAGTAAAATATTAAGTGATGATCTAAAGAAAGTTACTGATAAAGTTAATTCCCAAACTGATAGTTGGAATAAAGTAAAGGAATCTGCTCAAAATTATATTAATCTTAATTCAGACGAAATAAGCGGATTACAAAAACTAAAAGATGAATTGAATCGAATTGTAGATGAGAACGGGAAGGTTAAAACAGGCTACGAAGAAAGGGCTAGCTTTATTGTAAGTGAATTAAGCGAAGCATTAGGAATAGAGATCAACTTAAATAATGGAATTATAGAAAACTATAAAGAAATTGAAAGTAGCTTAGATGGTGTAATTCGTAAGAAAAAAGTTGAATTGTTGTTAGACGCACACGCTGAAGAATACACAACTGCTTTGGAAAATCAAAAAGATGCCACCAAATTATTAAACGAATTGGAATCAGATAGAACCAAATTATTAGAAGATATTAGCAAGGCTCAAAAGAAAACGAATAACACAAAAGAGGTTATGCAATTACAAGGGCAGTTAACGATATTAAATAATAAACTTGCGGATCAGAAAGACTTAGTTGGTCAATATAGCTATTCTATCCAAAATTATGAAGAACTACAAAATAAAAGCATAAGTGGAAGTGCTGAAGAGATAGACAAAGCAATTCAAAATATAACAACTTCTTGGGAAAATTCTACAAAAGACGTAGGATACAACATATATCAACAAGAGCAAACTTTAAGTGATTTTGTTACATTTGTAGGAGATACCAACGAAGACATTGCTGACGAAATTAGCGGAGATACTAAAGTTATTAGAGCTGTGCAAGGTGTTACTAATGATGTCAACTCTGCTTTAGTTGAAAATATAAATGGTAAGGAATGGGGTCAAGACCTCGTTGAAAATATGGCAACAGGAATTGAGTCTAAAATGGCTAGAATAACAAATGCAGTTTCCAATGTGGCTAACAGAATAAAAGACTATTTAGGTTTTTCTGTGCCTGATAAGGGTGCGCTAGCAGATTTCGATAAATCAATGCCTGATATGATTGATTTAATGGTTAAGGGATTAAGAACTTCATTCCCCAAATTAGAATTAGAAGCTGAAAAGATAGCAAAACAAATGAATACTACCCTTAATATAGCTGACGCAGATATAACTCAAAAAATAATTCATTCGGAGCCGAATGTCGTATCAGTCAATTTTTATCCAAAACAAATGACAGAAGCAGAAATGGAGAGAGCTTTTAATTATGTAGATAGGCGATATGGAATGGCTTACTAGGAGGAGAAATGGTCAGAAAATTTCAATTAAAAAACGAAAAAGGTCAAACATTCTCGTTGATGGATATAGAAAATTACTGTTTTCTAACAGAGCCTAATGGTTTAGGTTATGCTTATAGTAATGATTACGTCAATCTGGGAAATTCATTTATACTTAATTTACGAGTTTTAGAACAAGGTCAAATATCAGGGCAGTTGAATTTTTTATGTTACGATAATTATAAAAAATTCGTGGATTACATAGAAGGTAGCGAAAAACTTTATTTTTCTTATATTGTTCCATACAAATCAGGCTCAAAAGAGTTTTTGCGTGATATCCAAATGACAGATGTTTCTAAAACAGAAATTCAGCCAAATGGTGTGATGAGTGAAAATGTTATATTTACGTGTTTGACTTTGTGGTATGCAACTGCAACTGCTATATATACAATAGATTCTAATGGCGGAGATGAGATACGTTGGGATTTTACATGGGATTCTTATTTTGCAGGTTATGACGCAAGAGATTTATCAATTATTAACACAGGACATACAGACGCTACTATTGAGGTTAGTATAGATGGTCAAGTTGCTAATCCTGAACTTCAATTATATATTGAAAACGATTTATACCAAGATATTAAAGTTACTGACGTTATTGACTCTTACGAGAAATTCTTATATTCAAGCAAAGAAGGAGACTTTTACATTAAAAAAGAAAATACTGATGGAACATATACGAGTCTATTAGACTTGTCTGTAATAGACTTTTCACAGAACTTGGTTATAAGGATTCCAAAAAACAAATCCTGTAGATTAGTTTTAAATGCTGACAATAACATTTCACGTGCTACAGTAACAATTTTTGTGTATTATAAGGCGGTATAAAATGACAATAACAATA